TAACCAAGAATATCTTGGATCTCCATAATAATGAAATGCAATATCTTCGGCACGTTCACCTTCTTCAATTGTATAAGGCAGATACACATAAGGATTATCTATTGTTTGTTTTAAAAAGTTAACCCTTTGTGATATGTCTTTTATAAGAACATTATTATAACTTACTTCTGGAAAATTTGAAAAATAATCTTTCATTTTTTGTTGTCCTTATCTTCCTCTGCCAGGCCCATTAGGGTCTTGCATTAATGTCATGTCAAAGCTTTCTGTTGACTCGCCACCATAATCTTCCGAAGTATGAATATCTGTTTCCATTAATGTCATAGTCATGGTTTGTACCGCAGGTTTCCCGCCTTTAAGTATCGCTTGACCTTGTTGAGAAAATTCCAAATTAAAAGATTGCACCATAGCAGTTTTATAATGCAAGAAATATCTTTGATCTATACCAAAAAAGTATATATCTACTGTACTAGGATAATTAAGAAGTGATCTTTTAAATCCTAATACAGAGCTGTATGATGGCAATATATTTCTCTTAACAGTATTATTTATTTGGCGTATCACATCAGATTCTGTTTCTTTCATTGGTGCTAATGTCCATTGAAAATCAAATTGTTTTAAATTCATACCATCAAAGAAAAGAGATGCTTTAGGATTAACTACATTGCCTAAACCTGCATCAATAGATCTTCCTGCGTTTGGTGCAATTGTGTCTATACCTTTTCTAGCAGCAAATGCCGCCACCCTTCCAGCTGTACTACCAAGATTTTCTCCTGTAATATCGTTTAGACTTGTTGGTATTCCTAACCGTTGAAATGTGTCTTTACCAACTTGCGCCAGCTGATCTAGTCCAACATTTCCTGCACCTGCAAATCCAGAAGCTATTGTACCAAGCCCAGCTCCCATAAGACCGGCTTCATATCCTTGAATTCTAATATTATATGAGTCACGAATATTTGAAGGAAGTGGTAAAAGAATTGTGTCGGTACCTGCTAATTCCTGTGGAGTATATGTACTATCTGTAATTTTAAGTAAACCTCTATTAGGATCTCCTGGTGGTATATATTTGTACTTCTTAAATGATAACATCATTGCGTGTGCGCCAAGATTTTCAGGAAACTGTATTACGCTGTCGATATTTTGTCTTTTACTTCTTCGCATGACGTCTGCAGGTCTTTCCGCCATATCTTATTCCTTTATAAATACAATATAAGTTTGATTCTATTTATATAACAAAACAAGGTGACATGGCGCACAAAGGACGGTTTAGGCCAAAACATCCGGAAAAGTATAAAGGTGATCCTACAAAAATTGTTTATCGTTCTCTCTGGGAATTTAAATTTTTTAGGTATTTAGATATTCATCCTGATATAATGTGGTGGCAATCAGAAGAGATTATTGTTCCATATATATCTCCAATTGATGGACGTTGGCATCGTTATTTTCCTGATGTTGTATTACGCAAAAAAACACCAGATGGAAAAACTGAAACTGTTATGATAGAAATAAAACCAAAGGCACAAACAAGACCGCCAGATCGAACAAAAAAGAATACATCAAAAGGCCGCATTTCAAGGCGATATCTTAACGAGGTAAAAACTTATGGTATTAATGAAGCTAAATGGAAAGCCGCAAAAAATTACTGCGCAGATCGCGGCTGGCATTTTCAAATTTATACAGAACATGAGTTAGGAATTAAATAAATGGTAGCAAAAGTATTTGATGATTTGCTCTTAAAAGGTGTCCGTAGTGGTCAAATTCCTGCAAGAACTCAAGAAGCAAGAAATTGGTATAGAGAACAAGCAAAAGGTATTGCTAGGACAAGCATAGACGAAAGCCGTTTAGTTCGTCAAATGGGAAGCGATAGATACGAAAATAGATTTCGTTTAGGTAATATGTATATGTTTATATACGATCCTAAGCACAAAGAAACATTACCATATTATGATAGGTTTCCTCTTATATTTCCAATAAATATAGCAAAAGGTGGTATACTTGGAATTAACTTACATTATCTTCCACCTCAGTTAAGAGCAAAACTAATGGACGCAATATATGATGTTGCTAGTAATGAAAGATACGATGAAACTACAAAACTAAGATTGTCTTATAATATTTTAAATAGTGCGACTCGTTATAAAGAATTTAAACCAACCGTCAAACATTACCTTAGTAGTCAATTAAGAACTCGGCTTGTTTATGTTAATCCTTCGGAATGGGACATTGCATTGTTTTTACCAACAGAAAGATTTGAAAAGGCAACAAGATCTAAAGTATGGCAAGACTCACGAAAAATAATAAGAGGTAGCTAAATATGCCCTTTAATATAAACGAATTTAAAGGTACAATGAGTAAGTATGGCGGTCCTGCACGTAAAAACTTGTACATATTTGAACTTGCAGATGGTCCTGGTAGAAATAGTGGCATGGAAGTTTCAGATCTAAGATTTTTTGCGCAATCAGTTACAATCCCAGGTCTAAATTATCAAGTTGCGGATTATTTTCCAAATACATTTGGTGTAAGACAGACCATTCCTGTTGCCGTGACGCCAGATCCATTAAATATAGTATTTATGTTAGACTCAGACCATATGGTATTAAAATTCTTACATCAATGGATGCAAAAGGTTATTAATTATAATTATTCTGATGGAGCGTTTTCTGCAGTAAATGGACAATTGCCTTACGAAATAGGTTATAAAGAAGACTACACAACCACAGCAACAATTAAACACTTTTCTACCGACGCAAAAGCCAATTATTATACAGACAGCTCAGCTAATTATTACGAATATACTTTCTATGATGTATTCCCAACACAAGTTACAGGTGTTGATGTTGCATGGTCGGATAATGATTCGTATGCAACTTCAACGGTTAACTTTGCGTATTCTCACATGAAAGTATCAGGTGAAAATGCTGCAACTCCAACTGAAAGATTTGCGCGTGGTACAGGATATCTAGGATTGTTAAATAGATATGGTGTGCCAGGACAATTTATAGAACAAACTGGCTTGCCGAGAACTATACAAGATGCTATTAATTTGTATTCAAACGTTACAAATAAAGCTAATCAGATTAATTCAGGTTTCAGCCAAATAAAATCTGGACTAAAATTTTAAATAATTAAGGAGACTATATAATGCCACTACCTAAAATTGACATGCCTTTATATGATTTGACGATTCCTTCGAATGGTGAAAAATTAAAATATAGACCATTCACTGTAAAAGAAGAAAAAATTATGCTAATGGCAAGAGAGTCTGAAGATCCTAAGGAAATCATTTCAGCGATTAAACAAATAGTTAGTAATTGTATTTTTGGTGCTAAATTAGATGATCTTGCTCTTTTTGATTTAGAATATATCATTCTAAATATTCGATCTCGCTCTGTTGATAATGTAATTAAGTTTGAAATTACAGATCCTGATACGGAAGAAAAAATTCCAGCGGAACTTGATTTGAGAAATGTAGAAATACAAAAAAATGAAGATCATAAAAATAAAATAAAAATATCTAATGATTATACTTTGTATTTAAAATATCCTCATGTTGATGATTTTTTTGAATTGCTGATGGATGAAAATCCAAGTCAAGAGAGACAATTTGAAATCTTAATATCTTGCATGGATAAACTTGCGTCAGAAGAAGATGTTTATAACTTTAAAGATTTTAGTAAAGAAGAAATAGATGATTTTATTGAAAGTTTAAATGCAGACACATTACGTGAAATGAAAAACTTTTTTGATACAATGCCAACGGCGCGACATGAAGTACCATATGTAAATAACAAGGGTGAAAATAAAACATTTGTAATACAAGGAACTCAAAGTTTTTTTATCTAATGTTGGGTCATATTAACCTTATGGTTTACTATCAGAAACTATTTGGAATGGTTCAGCATCACAAATATTCGTTAACTGATTTAGAAAATTTAATACCTTTTGAAAGAGATCTTTATTATGATATGCTGGTAGATTATTTAGAAAAAATGGAAGAAAAAAATAGAAAGTAATTAAATGGCAACTCTAGACGACTTAAAGCCAATATTTGAATCCATACAAGACTCAAGCGAAGAGCAAGCATCACTTTTAAAGTCTTTTATTCAAGGACAAGAAAGAGAAGCTAAACAAGGAGCGGCAGGCAGAAGCACAAGAGGCGGCGGAAGTCGAGAAGGTACTACAATTCGTGGTGGTATAAGTCGTGGAATTGAAGGTGGTCTTGGTGGTATTCTTGGTGGTATAGCCACAGGTGTTAAACTTTTTGCCGGATTAGGAGGAGCTGCGGTCGGTCTTGGTGCTATTGGCGTTGGTCTTGGAACTTTCTTTACTGCATTAAGCGGTGCAGATAATATTATTGGAAAGTTAGGAGATGGTGAAAATTTAAAAAATCTTTTGACTAATGTTGCTGGTGGTATAGAAGCGTTTACTACACAAAATCTTTTAACTTTAGGGGGTTTATTCACTGGCTCTGCATTATTTGCCTTAATTAAAGGCGGTGCTGGAGCTCAAATATATGGTATTGCAGCAATTGGTACTGGATTAGCTGCATTTTTTACTGCATTTTCAGCCGCGGATGCACTTATAGAAAAATATGGTGGTGATGGAAGTACAATTAAAACCGTTGCACAAAATGTTGCTGATACTATTTCAATATTTACAACTAATGGAGCTGAAGGTGGTGTTTTTGCAGCACTGCTTGCGGCCGGTGCACTCTTTGGAGTATTAGGAACAGGAAAAGGAAAAGGACTTAAAGGAGTATTTACAGGCTTAGGTGGTAAACTTGCTAAAATGTCTGGAGCAATAACAGGCGCTGCAGCTATTGGTTTTGGTATTGGATCTTTCTTCTTAGGATTTGCCGGTGCTGAACAAGTTGCAAAAGAACTCGGAATAACAAATATGGCCGCCTCGTCAAGGATTATTAAAAATACAGCGCAAAACATGTATGACACTGTTGCTATTTTTACTGGCGGTGATATTACAGGTACAGTTCTTAGTGGATTGTTTGCGGCGGGTGGGATTTTTGGTGCTATTACTGGTGGTGCTGCTTTAACAGGACGTCTTCGAACAGCTGGTGTTACTGGAGGGGCACTCGTTGGGTTAAGTTTTGGAGTTGGTGCTGTAGGTTTTGCTATTGGATCTTTCTTCTTAGGATTTGCGGCTGCCGAGGTCCTTCTTAAAAAAATAGATGAAAATGCAACAGATATATCAGATGGATCTCGCATAAAAACGATTTCAGAAAATTTGATAGCGGCTTTTAAAATATTTAGTGATAATAAAGGACTTGCATCTTTATTTGCCGCTGGAGGCATTTTAGGATCTGTTGCTGGAGCTGCAGTTGCTATTCCTGGCGGTCAGGCGGTTGCTGGAGCTGCAGCCCTTGCAGTGGTCGCTGGAGCTTTTGGCTTAGGAGTAGCAGGTTTAGCATTAGGATCTTTCTTTGTAGGATTTTCTATAGCCGATAAAGCTGCAACTTTTGTTGGAAGTGATGGCACAACTGCAAAGAAGATTATGGTGCATATGGC